GTGAAACATACATTCTTACCCCATTTCCAAGCCCTCATCCATTCATACCAGTTTGAGCCATAGCCCTCTCTGGTAACTACTCGCTTATTTTCCCCAACAAAGAAGTTGCAATGAAACTGCATCGTTGCCCCATCCTCTGCTCCCTTGAGACACTCATAAATCCCCTCGATCTGTTCTGCTCTCCACATCTCGTCAGCGTCCACCTCCATAACAACGCCATTATCTACGCCGAATAGGGCTTGCTGAATCATCTCTAGCTTCCCACTAAATGCCTTGCCTTGGCTGTGAATGATAACATCCCCGCCTTGGATGCTTTGTAGATATTCGTGCGTTCCATCTATGCTCTTGAAGTCGTTGTGCCATTTGTCGGGAACTTGCTTGCACCAGCGGGTGCATCCAAGAGGCTCGCTAACTCCTTCGACAATCCTCCATCTCCAAGGAATCTTGAGCTTTTGAAACTCTGCAAGATGCCTCTCGATAAAGGGCATCCCATTGAGGACGATGGTAAAGATGGTTAGCATTGTTTTATCCAACATTGTTCTTCAACCATAAAATCCATATTTGGGAACGACTCATTTACTGCTTGAACAACACCACCAAATGTTTGTATGTAATCGTGTCCAGCCAAAATTCCACCCCTGCGAATCTTGGGAATCCAATCGGCAATATCTTTTTTTACTGCCTCATAGCTATGGTCAGCATCTATGAAAACCCCATCTAAAGATTCATCCTTAAAAAGATGAGCTGCCTCATTGGTTGTCATTCTATGTTCTTTATATAATCCATCTAGCCTATTCATATTGGATTTGAACTTTTGATATAAATTGTCCTTCATTTCCTCGGTGTGCTCTTCCGAGCCAAGCCAAGTATCTACAATGTGAATGTCGATGTTTGGGCTTTTGTTTTTTGCCTCAACTACAAGGAATGCCGAGCTTCTGCCCTTCCAAGCTCCAAGCTCTACGATAGTTCCGCTTGGCTCGCACTTATCAACCATTAGGCGATACACGCTAGGATAAGTGAACCATTGTTCTCCAAAGCACTCATCCTCGTATATGTGATTCATAACTGGAAGATGGCCGCACCATTACGCACAGACCAATCCTCCCAGAGCAATTCCGCAAATCCCTTTAGCTTGTGGTAGTTAGCCCAATTCTTAATATCGTTCACATCGTCTAGGGCGATGATGGCTTTCTCTGCTAGGAAAGGCCTTACACAACGAAGTTCAGCCTCACCAGAGAAAGGCGAGCCATCGATCAGAACAAAGTTGAAATCCACATTATGCTCAAAGTGGATGTCCTCGATTGCGTTGGTTGAATAGGGAAAGGCGGTTTCTAGGCAGACATTGTGCCAGCCTAGAACTGTTTCGATGGGGTATTGATTGAGGTTTGTTTTGGTAGTTCGGTAAAACTCTTCGATGTCGTTCTTGTTCATCCATAGCTTTGATAGGGTTGCCGTTCCATTGACCGAAACGCCTCCCCTTGCAGATAGGTTCATCGAGTGCCTGCCGATGCGGTCGGGGTGGTTCTCAATGCTGAATAGCTTTCTGGTTCTAATACATTGAGTCGAACCGTCCCCAGTTCCTCCCCCGATCTCTAGGCCAACATCTAATCCCTCGCTGTACTTTGCAAGGGCTTGGCCGAATGGGTCGTGGATACTTATTTCTTGCACTTTGCGTATCCAGTAAGAGCCTTCACAATCACATATTGAATTACTGCTTCCTTGTCGTGCTTTAATGCCAACATCCCACACTCATACAAGTCTTTCTCTGCTTTTTCGTCATAGGTAATATCAACCTTCACATACTTGGTGGGGTCGGGGCGAGACTTTCCGAATTTAATTATACCAAGCCCCTTGGTATCTTCCCCTTTTTTTGATTTCCTACACCCAATTATCTGCTTTGCGTTTTTCATAGATTGCCTTTCCTTTCTCGTAGAACTCCGGCTTGTTATGGTTCTTTAGTTGCTGATCGGGGTTGCCTCCGGCGAACATTGGGTTCTCGTGCCTAAATACTAATTCCCTTGCCTCAATCACCACATCATCGGCATAGGCTCTATCCGTGAACTCGTTATCGGAATAAATGCCGTCTGATTCTTGATAGGATGGGTGAAACATATTGCCCCCTTGCTTGCGTAGCCTCTTTTGCGTTAGGATAGCCATACAGAGCAGTTTGTCGGTTCGGAGGCCATCTGATACTGCCAGCACCCTTTCGGCCTCTAGGTTGTCGATCTTGCTCAAAATTAGGGCATCCCAGTATCTCGGTGGACTCCAATCATCGCTCATTTGAATAATAACATCCCCCTTGGCTATTTTTGCCCCCTCGTTCCAAGCGTTCACAATCCCCCCCGGATTGACTCGCTTCCCATCGTGCGGGGTATAATCAACCGCTTCATCGTGGTCAACCATAAACAACCACTCAATCGCTAGGGGTTCTTTCGCTAAAGCCAGCCATTGCATCTTTCTTGAAAATGCGATGTGAGGTCTCCCTCTAGTGGCGTGAACTACGCTGATCTTTGGCTTGGGATACATATTTGCCAGCTTTTGAGCCTCCTCCTTTTGGCCGTAGCAAACTGAGGCCATCCGATAACCATCGAGGGCTTGCCAGTCATAAATTGCGTGAACTTGATTCCAGTAGTGTAGGTTGGGTTTAGGCATCGCCATACACGCCCGACCAGCGTGCCAAGCCTTCGGCCAATCTCCTCGTGCCGAGTATTCTGCCATTAAATAAAAGTAAGCCTCTCTGCGGATAGGATTCACCGCAATCGCTTCCCCCAGATATCTCATTCTCTTTTCTGTGGGGGAACATCTTCCTAGATTGCAAAGCAGTTCATATTTTAGAGTTTCGTCTAGGTCTGGGAATACTAACGCCCTCTCACCAACCTCCACCGCCTTATCCACTTGTCCCCTCAAGAAAAACTCTTGGTGTTGGTAGTAAAGGTTGAAGGGGGTGGAGAGAAGCTCATCGGCTAGGATGCGATGATTGCGGTCTGCGGAATCTGCCTTGCTAGTAATCGGCCTATGGATTCGGAAGATTTTATCTATGGCAAGGAGCTTGTTCTTGTCGTTCGGCTCAAGGGCTTCGTGGACTCTGTTCCTCCATCTCCCGCACCCCTTCCGCAAGGCCATCTCCCTAATAGGATTCAGCCCGGCATTTTCAACTAGATATCGAAAGCAAACAATTTCAGCCCCTACTTTCTCTGCTTGTTCCAGTCCTTCTTGTAAAACCCTCTCCCCATCCTCTGCCATTACATCATCGGCATCTACCCAAATAGACCACTCGTTTTTACAGGCATCTAGGGCTTTATTTCTAGCAGAAGCAAAATCGTCTATGTGAGGCCAATCAGTTTTTTTGTTTTTGTAATGAATGACTTTAGCACCCAAGGAAAGAGCGATCTCCTCTGTCTTGTCTGGCGTAGCTGACCCCCCAGCCATACAAACAATAATCTCTTCTGCGATGGGCTTAAATGATTCAATGACTCGCTTGATGTGTGATTCTTCATTGCCAGCTATTAGGTAAAGGGAGACAGGTATTTTCATTCTTACAAGGATTTCTAATTAAAGAGGGATGTCAATTAAAAGAAAAAGGGGGAGCAAGGTTTCCCTCACTCCCCCTTCTTCAATGAACCAACAATTCTTTAGGCGAAGCTTGTGGTGATACGAACAGCCGCATTGGCATCAATGACGACTTCGTCGGTGTTCATACGCACACGCAACACTTGGCTACGGCGAGCTTCGTCACGATAGCTTTCGGAGACGAAACCACCAGCCGAGTCACCCGACCAGACCAAGGTGCGTCCGATTCCACCAGCGGTGAACTCGCCACCCGCCACTTGGCCTACGATAACCTTGGCCGAGCTGATTGCGAATGAGCCGGAGTAGCTCTTGTTTTTGCCTGCCGTGTTAATTGCCGCACGACCAACAAGGAGTTTCTGAACTCCCAAGGCCGCCGCAATTTCAGCTTCATTCAATAAGCGAGCACCAGTATTCGAGATAACTCCGAAGAACTGATTCTGGAGGAGCGTTGAGCGTCTGATCAACTCAAACACATCGGCATTCATTGCAACGCAGTTGGCTTCGTAGCCCAGCTTGCCGAGAGCAAGTTTAGCCGCTGCCACATCACGAGCTACATCGATAGTGGCGATGTTCGCTTGGGTGTAGGCAACTGCCGCGCTTTGGTCAGCCGTGGTGAAGGGGGTGCTACCAGCGAAGAGCAAGGTATTGACCCGAGCTTCGTGGGAGAGCTTCAACTGACGGAGCAAGAACTTGGCGGTTTCGCTCTCGTAGGAGAAGAAACGATTTAAGTCCTTGACGCTCGAATCATCAAGCAATTCCTCTAGGCCGAATTCGTCCGTGCTGTAATTTGCAGAACTGAAGGAACGGATGCCTCGTGCATACGCCGAACCAGCATCACGAGCCGTTGCATTGTTGGAGAGCAACTCTGCACCGCCGAGTTGAACCTTGAGGTAAGTTCCGCTCTTTGCATCTACATTCTGCAAAGGGAGAAGCTCTGCCCCGATTAAACCCACATCAGCCGTGGGGGCTTCGATCAACGCTTGGTTGATGTCGGCACGAATTGTTGAACCGCCTGCGATATAACTCATTTTTTATATTCTTTCTTGGTTGGTTAAATTACTGGGTTAAGGGAACTGCGACTTCGATTACCGCATCAGCAAGAGCAGTTTCGAGGGCAACTCCGACAACGCCGACATTGGCCGCCGCCGTAGTCACAAGGCCAGAACCAGTCGTAGCAACAAGGTTGCCAGCGGTGATTCCGTACTCGGAGGTTGCAAAAAAGGTTGGGTAGAACAGCTTAACTGCGCCGTTGTCGCCAGCCGCTACATCGCTGATGGTAGAACCAACGCAACGAGCAGAACCGGAGACAGCCGCACGAGCCGTGCCGTCCGTGTGAACCTCAACGAATCGGTAGGCCGAGATCGCCGAGGCAAAGTTAAAGGTGCGAACTGCACCACCGTCAATATTTGTAGCCATTTTAGTATTATCCTTCTTTAGAGTTTAACTATACCACGAGCTTTAGCCTCGTTGTATTCGTTGGGGTTTGAGAGCATCACGGCTTTCATTGCCTTGAGCTTGCTTGTTCCGTAGTCGCTATGGGCGGCCACGAGAGCTTCAAAAGTTTTGGGTTCTTCCTTTTTCTCGGAAGGGACTTCGATTGAAGGGGAGGCGGGGATGGGCTTGATGCCGAACTCGGTTAGAACTTTCTTCACAACCTCGCTCATCTCCTCGTCCTTCATCATTTCTTTCTTGTCCTCGGTCTTTTCCTCGGTGGGTTTCTCAGAGGTATGTTCGCCCATCTCCTCTTTCTTTTCCTCATCCTTGGGTTTCATTGCCTCTTCCAAGGCAGAGAGACGAACCTTAATTTCGTCCATATCTTTCTTATAATCGTTGTTTTCCATATTTGATTTGTCCTTTTTGTCAAGTGGAGATTCCTCCACGGCTTCTTTGGCTACGGCTGGGATGGTCTTGCCTCCCTGCACATAACCGAGTTTTTCCATAAACTTCACCATCTCCTCAAACAATCCGTTTGTGGCGGCTGGGCTGGAAACTAAATCAGCAGAGGCGATGCTCTGGGGTCGAATGTAATCCTTGCCATTGATGGTCTCGGACTCGTTCACAAAGGCTAGGGAAACGCCGAACTGGTCGGGGGCTTCGGAGGCCATCTCTTTAATCAATCCGTAGTGGGGGGAGTTGCGAAGCAATCGGAGGTCGGCCACCAGCTTATCTCCATCGATGCGGGGGTTTCTTAAAAAACCTACGACGGCCTCCAATCCAGAGCCATGATTCATCTTTGCCTTAGTGCCATTTTTAGCCTCTTGCATAAGTTTGAGGGCGGTTTCTAGGCTGGTTTTATCCACGAAAAGGTCGTGTCCTTTAGCCTCTCCCACCTCCAAAATGCTCACTCCACCTAGCTCCATTTCCTCCATCTCCTCGTCCCGATAGGTGGAATAGGCAACCGCCGCCCTTTGTTGTTCGTCTGGAAAGTCGCTGATGGCTTGCTCGTCTCCCATAAAGCGGGATACAAAGTCTTGCTCTGATTCGTCAGCGGAAGGTATGGGTAGAGGCATATATTTCAATGAAAATGTCAAGAGTTGATTCTGGGCGGGTATTGAACCCGAAGCTCCCAGAATCTTAAATACTACTTAATTATTGTCACATTGGGACTACCCTACTCCTTTCAAGGTAATGGAACTCGCCACCCGCATCGGCTGATAGCGTAAGCCCCGCTTCAATACTAGTAATGTATTATGCTTTTTGTGTAATAAAACAACAAACGCTGTAAGACTCTTACAGATTCGGGCTATTTATTTTGCAAGACCGTATTCCTTAAGAACTTCTTTGGGAACTTTTTTGCCTTGCCTAAACGCATCTTCGACTATCTGCTTGTGGCTTTTTTCCTTGGTTGCAAGAGTCCCGATATAGCTAGCCATTCTTTTTGCAGATATTTCCTCTGGATCATCCTTATACATCTTATTAAAGTCACCATCTCCACTAATTATTTTCTTAATATCTGCTTTTTTAATTTCTCTTCCAGTTGCCCTTCGCATTTGATGAGCAGATTCTTCATACAATGTACCCACCATCTTTGTGTTCGGGTTAATAAAGATTGCTGGCTTTCCTTGGAATGTTCCAGAAGCCCCATCGAAAACGAAATCTTCGCCAGTCTTTATTCTTTCTCCCTTAACCACCGGGGTTCTCATAACCATTACTGGCACATCTAAAACTGGTTTTAGTAGTTCTCTGGTTTTCTCGCCGTGTATTAAGTCACCAACATTCCCAATGATTGTTCCGTCTTTTTCATTTTCTGCGTCAATAAATTTTCTTGAAATTTGAGGATGAAAGAACTCTTTTTTGGTCATTTGCCATAATTCTTTTCCTTCGCCCTTGGGGGTTGTGGGAGATTTTATTGATTCCCCTTCACCCCCGCCAGCACAAGTATTTCCCTCCTTAAATCCACCAGCCCCAGTTCCGCAATCAAATCTTTCCTCCAACAAATCGCCGTCTGCCGCTCGGTATGACTTCTTGACCTCACCCCCGCCAGCCATCTTCAAGAACTTGTTGACCCTAGCCATAGCCCAAGCATTCCTAGAGTTGGGTTTGCCCNCGCTGATAGTAGGTCGGAAGCTAGTCGAGAACGCACCCGCCCCCCTTCTAAATACTTTCTTCAATGCTCCAAGGGTAGGGGCTTTCCTTGAGGGGTGCTTGTCCTTGAACTCGGCAATCTTGTTCTTGAGGGCTTCTTCGTTCTGCTCTGAAATCTCAATGTCGCCAGCTTTACTTCTGGTGGATGCCGTGCCTTCTGGGTTTTCTTTTGAGCCTTTGATTCGTTCTTTAGGAGGGGCTGGGGTTTGGGAGACTGGTCGGGCTAGTTCTTCTTTCTTGTCTGTGATCGGGCCGCCCACAATCCAAGCGTCGCAAGTCCTTTTGGCCGCACACTTAAAGTCAAAAATCTCGCAGTAGCCAAGATCGCCACCAATAGCTACCTCGTTTGCGTCCTCGCCAATGCCCTTCTTAATGCACCCCAGAGTCTTGCTCCTCTGGTCGAAGGCCGCACAATTACCACAAAGCATCTTCTTGGCCGTAACTATATCACCTTGGAACTCGTCTGCCTTTGCCTTCCAGTAATCCTCGTTAGGTTCGTTAGGATTGGCTGGGCCGTAGTTCGCATCGTTTACCGCTGTCTGCCTATTGGCTAGGTTGGTTTTGATGTCTTGGGTTGCGATTGGGCAAGCGGATGGTTCTGCCAATTCTTTCTTGTCCCTTGCCTCCATTTGCCCAACGACTTTCCTAGCCCAAGAAAATCCTGCATCGCCACCCCAACCGTGCCACGCTTGCCAGCCCTTGCCCTGCTCATCCCAAGTTGCCCCCTTCTTATCGACTTCGTGGCGAGTTAGAAAGTTCAGCATTCGCCTTACTGTGTCGGGTGATAGCTTCACGCCATTTTGCAAGTCCCTAGCCCTAGCGATGCCCACAGGGGTCATTCCCCTTTGGCTGGGTGGTTTCGTCTCTCTAACATCCAAGGCTCTTTTAGCGGCATCCCTAGCCCCTTGCGGTGGGGTAAAATCAATCCCATCGTATTTTGCTAACTCAATCCCGCCCATCATCCCCTCAATCAGCATCTTAATAGATGCGGGGTCGAGTTTTGCTAGTGCCTCTTCAGTATCTTTTTTTTTAACTTCTAATTCTTCGGAGGATGGGTCAATAGGGTCTTCTGGAATTGGTTTTTGATCGCCACCCTCATCCTTATCCTCCTCTGGTTTATCCTCTATGGAGGCTACTGGTTTGGGTGCAGGGGCGGGAGG